CAGGTGTATTGTTTCCTAATGGTCTTGAGATAATTTTATCAACATTGATTCCATTATCCATTAAAAACTCATAATCAGCATCGCTCATATTGCGAGCAGTGCAAATAATGGTATAGGCTTTTTTGCCAATGCGATTGACAAGATGACCAAGCGGTAAAACTTGATCTTGAAAGATTTTTTCAGGCGTTGCCGCTTCTTTCCAAGCGGCAAGATTGAGAGTTCCATCAGCAAGAGTTGCTTGACGATGAGTGCTATCAATCGTTGTTCCATCTAAGTCGAAGATTACGATATTTTGAAAAGTCATTTTTTAATCCTTTAATTGTTTATCTTATATAACTAATATAAGCATTCCAAAGGCAAATTTCAAGAGGCAGAGTGAAAAAAGTTTTGTTTGTTTTCAATGACTTATAAATTAAATTAATTAATGTTTTCAAGGGGTTAGCGCCTGCCTTTTGTTCACGATTTGTTCCGCTGGCGCGTCAAGCTTGTAACCCATTGTTTTTATTGATAAAATTCGGCGCCCGGGCTGGGCTAACCCTTTGAATTAAAAGGGTAAAAAGTAATTAATTTATATTTTTTTATGATAATTCATCGATAACATCAGAGATGAAATCTGGATCATTCATAATGAATGAGATTTGAGTTTTATTTTGGAAATCTTTTGAAACAATTTTAAAGATTTCAGGTATCAAAACTGTTTCAGAAGTTTTGAATGTAAATCCTTTTTGAAGAAGAGTTTTAGCAATTTTTGTTGTATATCTCATTTTAATTTCCTTTCATGAAATAGTTTATCTTATATATTATATATAGCGCATTTCATCATAAATTGCAAGGATAAAACGCCATTATTTTGTATTTTTTTCGCATTTAGCCATTTGTGTGACATTTATGCAACATATCAATCCATTCATGGGGCTAGGGTAGGGCGGTTATGAGACCTGCATTTCAACGCGTGCGTAGCGCCCATCCTCACGCACTTTACACAGGAATTTTTGAAATTTAGTTAAAAGAGTTGGACATAGGCTAAAGCCTATAGTATAGTATACATAAGATGAACAAGCATGAACTTATAGAAATTTTAGTAAAAGAACTTCGATTCATAGATGGGGGTAGAAGTTCTTTAGATACAAAATACGGAATGTCAGAATTCGGACATGACGGGTACCAGTTTACCCACAATGTACATGAAAATGTATATCCTAGATTTATGTTTTTAGAAGAGCTAAATGACTTTCCAACAATTTGCCTACACGCGCTCGAAGAAACCCGTGCCCACATAGGGGCAGGTGTAAAATATGGTAATGTGTTAATCAACCTTCGTGGATATGTTTATGATGAAGATGATGACGATATCAATGCTAGCGCAGAAGCCTTAATCGATGATATCGATCATGTGCTCACACATGTGCCTTCTCGGCATCCTTGCTTTGTAGAACTGCGAATTATAGATATAAGCACTGACGAGGGAGTAATGGCGCCAGCAGGCGTGTGTGAGATAAATATTTTAGCCACCTATTTAGTAGAGGAGCACTCATGAGTGACGAAGATGTAAAAGTATTGACATACTCAGAACAGCTCAATGAGGCGCTTTCAGCGCCAGCCTTAGATCCAACACTTCTTGCTGTAGCAAATGACTATCTCGCTGGTAGCAGCATTGAGAGTTTGTCAGAATCTCACAGTTTGACAATGGACCAGGTAATTGAGATAATAGAAAAAAAGGAAGTTAAATCTTATATTGATAATGTATATCTTTCTCAAGGATACTTAAATCGAGTCAAACGCATGGCGATCATTAATAAAGTGATTGACGAAAAACTACAAGAGGCTTTTGAGTCAGGCGTTTATACTAAGAAAGACTTACTCGATTGGATGAAACTTCTAAATGATATGGAAGGTGCTGCCAGACCTAAACCTCAGGCTGGAGTAGCCGTTCAAATAAATAATAACTACGATTCCTTAATGAAGGATCTGCTTGGAGACAAAAAGTAAATGTCAGCAGGAAAGTATAATTTCACGTGTGAGCAAGGAGCCACATTTGATCGTATCATCACATATAAAGACGCAAATGGCACAGCCGTAGACCTTTCTAACTACTTCGCCAATATGCACGTTCGAGAATATGCAGGAGGACCGCTTATTGTAGCGTTTTCTTCTAATGCAACTGCAAACGGAGCTTGCGTCATCTCAGGTAGCTCAGAAGATAGCGAAGACGGAGCCAATGGCAACGTTCGTATCTATATGGCTGCTGCTAACACTGTGAACCTCCCTGCCAAGTCACTGAGATATGACTTAGAGTTACGCTCTCAAACCGGACATGTTACCAGGCTGATTGAAGGAAAATTCAATGTAGTGCCTGAGATAACTGAATGAGCCATGACGTCACTGTTCAAGAATCTACCAACCAAGTAATTATAACTGATCCAAGCGGAGGAACCGCAAAGGTTGTAAGCGTTGGCGTACGTGGTCCTGCGGGTCGCGATGCTGTTGATGAGGTAAATCGTGTACAAGACAATGTATATGCTCTTACCGCTAATGTAGATATAGTATCTTCTAATGTAGATCTGGTTCAATCCAATCTTAGCTCTCTTACTTCTGACTCTCTTACCGATATTGATCTAACTGGCGTCACCGATGGTGATTTGCTTGTTTATGTGGCTGCAAATGCTCGATTTGAAGTCGGACAAATTGTAGACGATGAAGAGCTCGATCTGTCCTCTATACACGATAATGTGGTGGCTCTTACCGCCAATGTGGACGTTGTGTCATCGAATGTCGAGAGCGCTGAAATTCGCGCGGCCGCAAATACTGCGGTGGTCCAAGCCAACCTTGATGCATATGCCGCAACGGCCAATGCACTCATTGCGGGTGGTTCTGCTGGACAGGTACAAGACAATGTTACTGCACTTGCCGCTAATGTAGATATCGTATCTTCAAATGTTGATGCTCTTGAAACGCGTGTCGTTGCCAATTTAAATATACTAGAGGCAAATGCACAATCGCTTGAAACTCGTGTAAGCGCTAATGTAGACTTAGTTCAGTCTAATCTTGATGCACTAGTAGGTCATGGAAATGTAACCGTTGGTGTGGGTAGTCTGCAGAATGAAATTACAGTTCTTTCTTCAGACGCTAAACACCTCTATCTTTCTGCAAACGTCACATCACCTGATGCTAATATCATCTTCTCCTCTAATCTTATTCCAGATGGCAATGCTGTATATAGCATTGGTGCTCCTGACGCTCAAATTCGAGACATCTATGTCAGTGATGGAACAATCTTTATTGGTGTTAACACATCAATCACCTCTGAAACAATAACACTCGGCAACTTTAATGTTGACGCAGACGGTTCAATTCGCATTCCAGGTGTTGATATTGCAGCTGATGCAAATGCCGTTGAAAGCGTACAGATTGTTGCTAGTGATCTTGCATCTAACGCAGCAATTCACGCTATCACAGGTGAGCTTGAAGATCTAGTTACAGCAAATACAGTACATCTAGTTGCAGCGATCAATGAAATCTTTAACAAGACTAACTTCTCTGCATTAAGTGTTAACACTTCCATCTCAGCTGAGTCGTTAGAGATTTCCACAAACGCATCTGTAGGTGGCATTAGCATCGCCGGTTCAAACATTAGTGCTACAGAGGGAACGCTTACTTTTGACGGCACAGATATACTAGTCCAAGGTAATCTAATTGTAGAAGGCAATACTACTCAGGTAGATTCTACAGTTACCACCTTGCAAGATCCGATTGTCACTCTTGGTGGCAATAGTGCGCTTACAGTGGATGACGGTAAAGATCGTGGTGTTGAATTTAGATACTATGAAGACTCACAAAGCAAGCTTGGTTTCTTTGGTTATGATAATGACGCTAATGCATTTACATTCTTTGTAGACGCTGTAAACTCAGAAGAAGAGTTTTCTGGAACGCATGGCGATGTACGCTTTGGAGATGTAACTCTTGACGATTTAAGTGCAAATGTAGTTGATGCAAACTATGTGGTAGCCTATGACTGGTTTGAGGGTAACGTTCGTGGAAATGTTGAGGCAACAACTGTAAACGTTAGCGATAGCATCACTACAGTAAGCATTGATGTTGAAACACTAAGCGCTAACTCACTCAGTGCTAATACAATTGTTGGTGGTGTAGAAGGTGACGTTACTGGTAATATTACAGGTAACATAGTTTCACAAACTGCAAATGTTACAGCACTTGAGATTGTTACTGTTAACTCGCTAACCTTCCCAACCGAAGACGGAACTTCAAATCAAGTTCTTGCCACCGATGGTGCAGGTAATCTGTTCTTTAAAAATGACAACTCAGGCGGTGGATCAGGTGTTGGAATTGTCTTAGGTGTTCCAAGTGACGGAACGTTTACTGACGGCGCATATCAGTCTTTTGAATCTGGTGATTCACTCACAGATGCAATTGATACTTTAAATGAGGTGATTGAAAATGTTCGTAATGACACATTTGTAAAATCAGTCAGCTTTACCGCTTCTCCTACTAGTGGTAATTCTCCGCTTAGTGTAGCACTATCTATCAGTGCTACAGGCAATGCAAATCAGTATGAAATTGACTGGGGAGACGGAACCTCTAATACTACAACCTCTTTCTCAACTCCTTCTCATACATATACAGTTCCTGAAGGTGGAACTCAAACTATTACTGTAACTGCTAAAAATACATCAGGCAGTGGAGAAGGTTCTGAGGCTTCAAATACTCGTGCAGACTATATTTCTCTTGCAACACCAGCTCCAATTGCTGGATTTACGCTAGCTGATGATACGCTAGACTCCTCTTCTAGTGTATCACTTACAAATATTTCACAATATACAGACTCCTATGAAATTGATTGGGGAGATGGATCGGCTAACACTTCACTAGGCTCTAGTGGAGCAGGCACTCCAGGTGGAGGTGCGATTACTCATGCCTACACCAATACGGGTGGAGATGCAACCTATACTATAATTTTAACCGCAGCATCCTCGTCGAACGGACAGGACGATTCTACTACAGACGAAGTATACGTGTACTCCACTCATTCTCCCACCTTCTCTTCTAATGTTACATCTGGTAATAATGAAGAAGCCACTTCTGGTCTTCCAGTACGCTTTACTAATACCACTTCAACCTCTCCAGGCGCTAACTCGTCTTATCCAGATACAATTCAGTATGTATGGACTTGGGGTGATGGCACTACAAACAGCGTGTCATCTGGAAGCGGATCTGCTGGTGATACATCACAAACTATTGATCATACTTTTGCACTTTCAGATCGTGAGGTGCAGCAGACCTTTGAAGTACAGCTACAACTATATAATGGTCATTCATCTTCACCTTTTGCAAGTGCTAACACTACAATTACTGTGAATCCTGATCCTCGTGCAGAGTTTACTGGAACTTTTGTAAATCAGTCTACTGGGCTAACTTCTTCAAGTGTTCGCACAGGATATCTATTTACTGACTATCTTGGTAATAAGCGTAATGTTGTAACCTTCTTAAACCAGTCAGAAAATACTGCTGACTATGAGTGGGACTTTGGTGATTCAAATACTGTTATCTTAGCTGAAGGAGCTGATGGAACGCCTACAGGTGGAAATATTGTTCATGAGTACGCAACTGTAGGAAACTTTACAGTTGAGTTAACAGCAAATGGAACATACTCTCTCAGTGCTACTGATGATACAGATACTCTATCTAACTATATCACAATAGCCTCTAACCCAACACCTCCTGCAGGCTTAAGTTCTAAGACTATTACAATGAGTGGAGAAGATGTTGGTACTGATCCAAAACTTGCAGCTAACTTTGACGACAATACTGGAGGTGCTTCTGCCACTGCAGGTGATGACTTACCAAGAACTGTAGATCAAGTTGGATTTATTACTACAGATGTTCTTTCAACTTTTGCAGGTACCTCTAACACAGGAACGCTTTCTGCTACAGTGAATGGAAGTGTAGATGGTTCAAAAGCATTTACTACAGGTGATGATTCAGGCACTTATACCTCACTAGTTATTTCATCTGATATTGATGCAAATACTGTAGATAGCGGTGGTAATACTGTATCTGGCGGTAGTAAAATTTACCCAACAGGCTTCTATCGTGTATTTAAAGCCTATATTCAAAAAAGTGCCACTGCACTGTCTGATGGAGTAAACTCATTTAGACTTTCACACAGTGAGAGTGGCAATACAAATACTCTAGAGTTTATTAAAGAATCGCTAACTACTACCCCAACGATAGACCTATCTAGTGCTACTCTCTCGCAAAACGCAGCTGGAACACAACGTTATATTTCAGGTATTCCTTACTATAATACAGGAGGCAGCGTAACTCTCTCAGGCGCGCAAGTTTATAACTGGATTGATCAAACATATCGTGACACAACAACTCCTTTCCAAATTGAGGCAGGTACAAATGACGAATCTACAAGCGGAAATGTTATAAACTCACAAACAAGATCGTATACTTCTATTGATGGTAGCTCTACTTTCTTGTCTGGAGGTATTCCAATTAAAGGAACAGGAATAAACTCTGGAGCTGCCTACTCTCTTGGTAATATTAATATTAATATAGATGGAACAGCTCGTGCAATAGAAACACTAAAATTTAGGATGTTAAACGTGAACGGATCAGGATCTTATTCAGAATTTACAGGAACTAAAATTCAAGCCTATAGTGACTCAATTTCAGGATTTAATGAAGAGCTTATCACTGTAAGTGATGATTTAGGAGCAACCTATGATGATGATGGAAAACGTATTGTAATTTCTGGTGCATCAGGAGCTACACCAGGTTTCAATAGTGCAACTAACTACTATACTGGTGCAGCTTGGAGTGGTTCACAAACAATTGCTGGCACTGACGAGTCAGTTGTTAGATGGGGTACGTTATCACACTTTACTACTGATCTTAGTACTGGATATTTGCCTGTAGGTCCTGACCTAAATACTGGACGCTCAGGTACTCAATATTTTAGAATGGCGTTTAGACGTTCTAACATGAGTAATTTTGTAGTACGTATAAGCGGTCAGATTTCATCTTTCAATATTGCTCTTCCAGGGTCAGGCATTGATGATTCTTCTGGATCTAATGGTTGGTTGGACGCAACTGTTCAGTACGCAGGTGCTGGACAGCCTGGTTCAAATACTGGAAATGGTGGTAATGGATCAGATGGTTGTGCACTCACTGGAGGAGATATTATACCAACAGGAACTTCAATATCTAATCAAACGTATACTCTAACCTTTGGTACAGAAAACGCATCTAACTCAACCGGTAACCAAGTATTAATTTCTATAGGACTTGCTAGTGGTGATTCTATCACTGCACTAAGCTTCGAGGAGACTTCATAATGGCTATTACTGATACCCAAAAAGTCGACTATCTATGGAAAAAAGTTGGTTATGCAGTAACCAAAACAGATACTAATGCTAATAAACTAGCAGCTAACGAATCTATTCCATCACCAATGTTAAATCGTGGCGATACTTCTTGGATTCAAGCTGATAGAATTCCTGGAGTCAATCCTGCAACCTCATCAGGAGTTGTTACCCGATACTCAGACACTGTAGGAAATACAGTTGAGTGTTCTGCTGATAATACAGCTGCCCAATATAGAACATGGAAAACAAATCTTACAAACTGGATACCACCTGAATTTGGATCTACTTATCTAGTTAGTGTTTACGTTGCAACCGCTGGTGAGAGCTCTCCTGAAACAAACGGTACAAAACTTTTTACAACAGGATCAGGTAATAATGATGAGTGGTTCTTTGACTACTCTTCAGGAGTATTACACTTTATTGGTACAAACCTACCTAATGGTATAAATTTTTCAGGTAAAAGTATTTTTATAACAGGCGCAAGATATACTGGAACTATTGGCGTAGAAAATATATCTGAGTTAGCAGCTGTTTCTAATATTACTTTTTCAACCTCTAGTGCTGTAATTGATACTGCTATAGCAACTGATGTTGCAATAGGAGAGAGTGAGATAAGCACTTGGAATAAAAATGACTTCAATTTTGCAAAGCTAATTGTGAATACTGAAGATATTACATATGGACAATATCAAAGTTCTGAGGTATTATTAGTTCATGATGGAACGAATGTAAAACTAACGGAATATGCGTTAATATATACGTCTACTGAACCTTTAATAACTTTTAATGCTTTCATTGAAAGCAATAATGTCGTACTAAAAGCAAATGCGAATAGTGCAAATAATACAGTTAGAATTTTAAGAATTCTTAACTAAGGAGATACAGAATGGCCACTGAGCAAAAAGACTTTAAGGTCAAAAAAGGTATTATCGTTGGAGCAAATATTGCTTCGGTAACAAACGGTTTCCTTTATGACTCAACAGCAAATACCCTATCTGTCGGCGGATCGAGTGTGGCACTCCAATCTGCCGTAGATACCGTACAAGATAATGTAGCAACTAATGCTAGTTCAATTCAAACTGGCGTTGCTAATACATATAACACATATACAACTCTAAATGGGCGTATTAATACAGTTCAAGGTAATGTTACTAGCTTAGCTAGTGATGTTAGTGCTCTTGATAGTGATATTGATACAGTACAAGATAACGTTGCAACTAATGCTTCAAGCATTACAACACTAAGTGGGGATGTTGATACAGTTCAAGATAACGTTGCTGCAAATGCTGGACGTTTAGACTCACTAAAATACTATCGCACTATTACAGCTAATGGTGTTAATATAACAGCATCTTCAAATGCTGATTCGTTAACTCTCGCAGCTGGTGATGGTATTACTCTTATCGGTGATGCAGGTACAGATACTATTGAAATTCATGTTGACGGTTCAACAGACATTGATTCTGTACAAGATAACGTAAATGCAGCCGAAGCAAATATTGCTAGTATCATTGATGGCACTACACCATTTACTGGTGCAGTTACAATGCAAGACAATCTTACAGTTAATGGTGATTTAATTGTTGGAGGTTCAACAACTTCAATTGAATCAACTGATACTACTATTTCTGATAGAACCATTGTTCTTGCTAATGGCGCTTCAAGTGCATCATTTGATGTTGGTTTACTCTTAAATCGTGGAAGCGACTCAAATGTGTTTGTTGGTTATGACGAATCAGCAGATCAGTTTGTAGCAGCCTTTACTACTGATGAAGGTGGAAATGTAACTTCTGACTTTACCATTGCTTCATATGCAAATGCTCGCTTTAATAACATTGTT